TACCGCTTTGCTTCCTCCGTCTCCGACTGACGGCGACTACGAGGAAGACATGCAGGAGGGCGGCTACGAAGACGACGCCGCCGAAGACGCGCCCAATCCGATGGACGAAGAGGCGTTTGTTCCCGAGCCCTTGAGCGAAGAAGAATATCAGGCGCGCGTCCACATCGCCGTTCAGGCGGCCGAAGACTACATCGACACGTTCATTACGCCGCAGCGCATCGAGGCGGCGGAGTATTATCGCGCCGCGCCGTTCGGCGATGAACAGGAAGGCCGGTCGCAGATCGTCCTTTCCGAGGTTCGCGACACAATTCAGTCGATCCTGCCGAGCCTGATGCGTATTTTCACGTCGGGGCAGAAGATCGTCGAATACATGCCACGTCAGGCTGAAGACGTGATGGCGGCCGAACAGGCGACAGACGCAATCAATTTCATCTTCAATGAGATGAACCCGGGCTTTCAGATTTTGCACAGCGCATTCAAGGACGCGCTGCTCAAAAAGGCCGGCATTGTGACGTGGTGGGCTGAGAAGGACGACCGCGTCGTCGAGAAATGTTTTTCCGGCCTTGTTGAGGAAGAGGTTCTCCTCTTCCGGCAACAGAACCCGGGCGCAGAATTCACAAAAATCTACCCCGAGCCTCTCGCATCTCCCGTCGAGCCGCAGACCTATAAAATCTATGTCCGCATGGTCGATCGGCAGAAGAAATATCGCATCCGCGCTCTGCCGCCGGAATGCTTCATCATTGACCGCCGTGCGCGCGACCTCGATCGGCATTTCGACATTTGCGGCTACCGCGACCTTGTCACCGTCTCAGACCTCGTCGAGATGGGCTTTGAGCGCGAAGACATTGAGGAATACGGCAAGCCCGGAGAGGATAATCTTTGGGTCGCGCAGATGGAGGAGCAAGAGAGAAATCTCGGCTCGCAATATCCTGACAACAACAACGACCCGTCTTTGCGGCGCGTAAAGTTTATGAAGCTCTACATGCGCATCGACAAGGACGGCGACGGCGTCGCAGAGCTTCGCTGCATCCACGCGATCGGCGACACATGCTACGTCCTGAAGGACGAAATCGTCGACCACGTGCCGATCGCGCTGTTCAGCCCCGACCCGGAGCCGCACACGATCTTCGGCCACTCCATCGCCGACCTGACGATGGACCTGCAGAAGATCAAGTCTCACGTCCTGCGCGCGACGATGGATAGCCTCGCGCAGTCGATCTACCCGCGCACAGTCGTCGTCGAGGGGCAGGTCAACATCGACGACGTCCTCAACAAAGAGGTCGGCGCCGTCATCCGCGCGCGGCAGCCGGGCGCAGTTCAGGACCTTTCGACCCCGTTCGTCGCCCAGCCGGCGATGGGGATCGTCGACTACCTCGATCAGGTGAAGGCCCAGCGGACCGGCGTGACCCCGGCCTCGCAGGGGCTCGACGCCGAGCTCCTGCAGTCGACCACCCGCGCGGCCGTCACGGCGCAGATCAGCGCGGCGCAGGAGCGCACCGAACTGATCGCCCGCATCTTTGCCGAGACGGGCATGAAACAGCTGTTCACGGGCCTTTTGAAGCTCATTACGCGCTTTCAGGACAAGCCCCTCCTCGTGCGCCTGCGCGGCCAGTGGGTCCCCGTCGATCCGACGACGTGGGACGCCGACATGGACTGTTCGGTCTCCGTCGCCCTCGGACGCGGCGACGACGCCCAGCAGATGGCGTTTCTGACGCAGGTCGCCCAGAAGCAGGAGCTCATTCTGCAGACCATGGGCCTCGGCAATCCGCTCGTGAAGCTCTCGCAGTATCAACAGACGCTGGCGCAGATCGTGCGCAAGGCCGGCTACAAGAACCCTGACGCGTTTTTCACGCCTGTCACGCCCGAGCAGGAGCAGGCCCTCGCCCAGCAGCAGGCGGCGGCGCAGGCGCAGCAGAAAGACCCCAACCAGCTGCTCGCCGAGGTCGAGATGGCCAAGGCGCAGGCCGAGACCTACGCCAAGTTGCAGCAGCTCGCGATCGATCGCGCACAGTTGCAGCTCGACGCCGACCTGAAGCGCGACGAAATGGAAGCCAACGTCATCCTGAAGGCGGCCGAGATCGCCGCCAAGGGCGGCCAGCCCGTCGACTGGGCGGCCATCATAGAGATGACCCGCCGCCCGCGGCAGGACATCCAGCAGCTGGCGCAGGCGCTCATCGACAACGAGAAAATGGCGTCTGCGCAGGTTCTGTCGCAGATCGGCATGCAGCAACAGCCCGCGGCGGCCCCAATGCCGCAGTCCGTCGGCACGGCGTAAACGCAAATGACAGACGAAGAAATCATCCGCCTCGGCAACGGGGCGGAACAGATGCTCGCGTCTGAGGCGTTCCGCGTCGCGATGGCGGACCTCGAACAATTCAACATCGAGAGCTGGGCCAACGGTCAATTCAAGACGCCGCAGGAGCGCGAAGAGGCATACGCCCTCGTGCGCGGCGCACGCACGTTCAGGAGCAAGCTCGAAGCCATGCTCGCGAACATGAAACTCAGCAAGGCACAAGCCGAGCGGCGCGCTGAGTTGCGCGCACGATAGGCACGCCGGTTGCTGAGCAACCCAGAGACAAAAATGGTTGATGAAAATCTGGACGTTCCGGCAAGCGAAAGCACCGGGACGCTGGAAGAAGCTGCGTCCGCGTTTGAGGCGATTCTGTCGGGGCAATCCCCCGATAAACAGAAGAAGCCGGAGAGCAAGGAAGCGGCAAAAGCGTCGTCAGAAGCGCAAGTCGAAGACGACGAAGAGCCTGAAGCCCCAGAGACGGCGTCCGAGGAAGATGAGGCCGAGGACGACGGGGAAGAAGGTTCAGACGACGAGCAGGAGAAGAAAGAGGACGGTGAGGAGGAGAAGCCGCTTGTCACCATCGAGGTCGATGGCAAGGCGATCGAGCTTACAAAATCCGAAATCCAGTCCGGCTATCTCCGGCAAGCCGATTACACCCGCAAGACGCAGGCTTTGGCAGAAGAGCGCAAGCAGTTTGGCTCCGAGCTTCAGCAGGCGAAAGAAGAGCGCGAAATCTACGCGCAGCTTTTGCCGGCTATCGTTCAGCAGCTGCAGACGACTATGCCGACAGCGCCCGATCCGTCGCTCATCGACACTGATCCGGCGCGCTATCTGAAGGAACGGGACGCCTACGAGCGAAAGCTCGGCGATCTGCAGGCGGCGCAGTCTGAACAGGCGCGCATGCAACAGCAGAAGCAGGAAGAGAGCGCGCAGAGCATTCAAGCCTTTGTGCAAATGAATGCGCAGAAACTCCCTGAACTGGTGCCCGAATGGCGTGAAGCGAAGAATTACGAGCGCGACCGTCCAAAAGTCAGGAATTATCTTCAGACGCTTGGTTTCTCTGATCAGGAAATCAATCAGGCGTATGACGCCCGACTTGTTGCGATGGCTTACGAGGCGATGCGTTGGCGCGAGTTGAAAAGCTCAAAGCCGCGCGCAGACGCCCCGCTCGAAAAGGCGATCAAAACGTCGCCGCCGCCCGCGAAACCTCAGAACAGCAAGACGAGAGCCTACGTCGACGCGAAGAAACGTCTCAAGCAAACCGGCAGCATCCGCGACGCGGCGGCTGTCTTCGAGAGCTTGATATAAAGGACATCAGAAAATGGCGAAGGTAACCAACGCATTCGCGACCTATTCGGCTACGGCCAACCGCGAAGACCTCTCAAACACAATCTACAACATCGACCCCTTTGACACGCCGTTCATCAGCAGCATCGGCCGTCGCAATGTTTCGAACCGCATTTTCGACTGGCAGACTGAAAGCCTGCCCGCCGTCGACGCGGCGAACGCAAAGGAAGAAGGCTTTGAACTGTCCCGTTCGGCCGCGACCGCCACGGTCCGCGTGTCGAACACGACGCAGATTTCGGCTCGCGACGCCACTGTCGCCGGCTCGCAGGAAGCGTCAGACCCGGCGGGCAAGCGTTCGGAAATGGCCCACCAGATGGCCCTCGTCTCAAAAGCTCTGAAGCGCGACATGGAGAGCATCCTTGTCTCGAATCAGGCGCGCGTCGCCGGCAACGACAGCGGCACGGCGCGCAAGACCCGCGGCCTTGAGCACTGGATCGCCACCAACATCACGACTGGCG